GAGTCAGCCGTAAGCATGATGGATTGAACTTCCCCGTTAACCACAAAAGGCCTAAGCTCGGCATACTTGCCGTCAACAATAACTGTTCGACCTATTTTGGCGGGGTTATCAGGAACCAGTCTATCCACGGCAGCGGAAAAGAACGGGCTGTCTTCAGACAAGCCAAGGCCTTTTATAGTGCGTATTGCGTCCGGCCTGCTTTGATAAACCGCAATAGCCCCCGCATCGGGAACCTTGATGCCGGAAGTCGGTTTAGCGACATTAGCCACACGGTTCCTGTTCCGAAAAATTTCTCTTTCGGTGAGCAACGCCCTGTCGCCCTCTTCATACCGAACCCCCGAAACAATTAAGCCATTCGGGTCTGTAACTTGAACCTCTGTAACCTTGTTGTCAGGGTCTTCTTTTGCTCTTAAAATTTTGTATTCGTTAACCAACTTGGTTGCGGAATCCACATCGGTTTTTGCCATCTCAAAGGCTTTTAAGCCGATGGCTCGATCCTGCTCCGCTCGCCTCTGTTTTAGCGCCGCCTGCTCTTTTCCAAACTGAGCCATGCCCAAACCTGCTGAGCGAAAAGCGCCCATGGTCGGGTCGGCAGAGAGCATTGCGCCGCCAACCGTAGACGCAAGGTCATAAAGGCTAGGGCGAGATGTCTGCCCGTACAAACCCCGCAGTCTGGTTTGGTATTTCTCAAAGCTTTCATCAAAATCAGGAATCTCTATGACCGGATCGTTTTTCTTTGCCGACGAAGACTCTCGAAGAAGCTTCTCTAGCTCAGCAAGCTGATCTTGTACAGACATCGGCGCAGCAGGAGGTGCAGCAGGGTTAACCGCCAAAACCTGAGGCCCAGAACTAGCAGGAGCTTCCCCTGACAAGCCTAAAATCTGCTGCTCTAATTGTGCTTTTGATGTGGCCATATTATCTATCTCGTAAGCTGGGTGGTTGGGTTGTAGTAATTACCCAGCGCCCCAATCGTTGCAAGACCTGTTCCTATGCCTGCCTGCGTTGCAGACGGCGCAGGCCCAAAGTTGGTTTGGAACTGCGTCTGACCCGCTGGTGCCATCTGGACAAACGGCATCAGAGACTGGTACTGAGCCAGAGGTGCCTGCTGAGCCTGCAACAATCCAGCACGTTGTGCGTCAAGCTGCTGCTGCCTGTTCTGCTGAGTCATACTGCCAATACCCTGCATTGCGGCGACATCCTGTGCGCCTGCCTGCTGAGCCTGACTGCCAAGTCCGCTCAGGAAGCCACCATAGCCCGTCTGAGCCTGACCAAGTGCCTGACCTCCAGCCGCTTGCTGCGCTCCGATTTGGCCGTACTGGCCAGCCATAGTGCCTGCTACGTTCATTCCTGTCTGCCCTGCCGCCTGTCTTGCTGCCGCGCTCTGCTGACCGTAGCCAGACAATGTCTGACCTAAGCCGGTGCCAGCCGCGTATCGTTGCTGCGCCATCTGTCCTAGCTGGCCACCTAATTGCTGCTGAGCGCCCAACTGCGCCTGAGCGGTTTGCTGGAGTAGATTTCCATAGCCTTGTCCAGCCGCAAGTTTCTGCCCTGCCGCCTGTTGAGCCATGCCAGCGACCTGCTGGCCTGCGCCATACCTTTGCTGGGCACCTTGTCCCAACATGCCGGCTAAGCCTCTAGAAGCGGCCAGCTCGCTCGCTGCGCGTTGTTGTCTTGAGCCGGCAATGTTTTGCGCGGCCCCAAATCTTTGTTGAGAGGCCTGTTGCGCTCGATCTACTAATCCTCTTGCGCCACTCAGCTCTTGACCGGCCAATGATGCCAATCCAGAAGATGCAGCTCTCTGAGCCTGTCTTTGTCGCTCATCCTCTCCAATAGCCGTCTGCTGAGCCTGCTGGAAGCCGCGTGAGCGTAATTCTCCAACAGCCTTACCCAAACCTCTGCCCATTGCCTCGGCTCGCTCTTGGCCAGTTAGCCTAGCCCTAGAGCCAAAGGCCGACTGTCCGCCGGTCTGAATATCTCTAGCAAGCTGAGCAGTGTCTTGCTTAGCCAGTCCCTCTCTAGCATCTTCGATCATCTGCTGAACGACTTGATCCTCGTAGGGGTCTTGGTATTTAGCAGTAGCGCCTGCTACGTCAAAATCGCCAGTAGTCTGCCGTAACTGCCCCCGGGCTTCGCCTACATTTTCTCCAAAGCCACCAAGAAGCTCTCGCTCCGCGCCAACCTGTCTGTCAAGGTCTCGGCCTAATCGTGAGGCCGCGCCGGTCAAACCAAGCTCTGCTAATCCCAATCGTTGACGCTGAACGTCACCGGCCTGAGCGGCAATCTGCTCGCCGCGCTGCAAACCTCGGTCTAATCCTTCTGCGCTGATCATTCCCATGCCAAGCGAATCGGTTATGTCGCGCCCGAACTCGTCATATGACCTTCTGCCCTGCTGTCGAGCACTGGCCAAGTCCATGCCAAATCTTTGTGTATCCCTAATACCACGGCGAGAGAGGTCGCTTATATCTCCACGCAGGCGCTCCTCTGCCGCAATGGCCCGTCCACGGCCCTCCTGAGTCCCTCTGAGCGACTCCATCAAACCTCGATCTCTTTGGTCGAGTGCGAAGCGAGAACCCTCCTGCTGGGCTTGTAAGGCCTGCTGTGAGGCTACGGCTTGATCTGCTAATCCTTGCTGAATGGAACCAATACCCTCTTGGCCTCTTCGCATCGCCTCATCGATAAATGGTTGTTGCACACCGACATTTGAGCGAGCCATTTCCATGGCCCTGATCTGGTCTGGGCTGAAGCCTGCAATCTCTTGGGGTATGACAATCGGGCGACCCTCTTCATCGAAGAAAGTGCGCTCCGCCGCTCGGAACGCTCCCGGGATAAAGCCGCCCTCGCCGTCTAAGCCAAACAGTAGCTGCTGAGTTATCGGATCTATGCGGGTCTCGGTCTTGGTTACGCCAGAGACGTAAGGTTGTGCCGTAGCTGCTCCACCCTCTTCAAATCGACGGATGCGAGAAAGCTGTCCGGGGGTTAATATGCTCATGCTGCCTTCCCCCTCTTTGACTTGGGCTTATCTGCAAACTCGGCAAACAAGTCCATCATTTCGTACATAAGTGCTGTGCCACCGTCACGGTTTTCACTGCCGTTGGGTGTCAGGGTAATAATTCCCCCATCCCCTTGTGCTAGGTCAAAAGCGCCTGCACCCCTAACCGCCTGACCTGTCATGACAAACTCGCCGTCTGACAGCATGGCTGGGACATCATCGCTGGTTTCTGTTCCTTCACCGTTGATGCCGCCGTTCATGCGCTCAAAATCTTCGGTAGACACCTTCCCACCCTTCTTATAAGCCATGGGCATAACGTACCCACCATTTCTAGCTGACATGATCGCGCCGCCGTATCTGGCCATGACAGGGGTCTCTTCGATTGCGGGGTCAGTAACGCCTACGGGATCTGCCGCAACATTTTGTGCAACCTCGACAGGCGCTCTTCTTCCGCCAGTTAGCGGATCAAATGTATTTGCAGGCAGCAATCCATACTCTGTTGGGTTTGGCGCTGGGAGGCCCATCCTGCGGTTAACCTCTGCCTCTATATTGTATCGGCCAGTAGCGCCCTCTTGGGTGAGAGGTATTAAGTCAACACCTCTCATATTCTTGGTTTCATCATAAGCCAGCTTGCCAAGGCCACCCGCCGCGAGTAGAGGTAGCAGGCTTCCAATTCCGCCACTGCCGCCAGCGCCCATGCCTAGCATGCCGCCTACGCCGCTCATAAACTGCTGAAGAATCCCCGGCTGCTGGGTTTCAAGTTGCTTTGCAATATCTTCTGGAGACACGCCCTCGTCTAACATTTTTTGAATGGATTCCGCAGTGTTTTTGGGCGCTGCACTCACGAATTTATCCAAAGTCCTTCTAAAGAAGTCTTGGTTCTCTGCGCCGCCCGGATTAAAGCCACCATAAGTAGACCCTTTCCCGCCAAATATGCCGCCAGCAAGCGGGTTTTTTAAAGCGCCACCAATCGTGGAAAGTGCCCCGCCAGCTCCGCCAGAAGCCATGCCGCCTGCGATTGGGGAGATCCCCGGTATCCCTAGAGATCCGAGTCCGCCTAATGCAGAGCTTGCTACACCACCAATGGTGCTGGCCAATCCTCCCAATCCAATCTTGGCCATACCTGCGCCAGCCAAACCACCGATACCGCCGAGGGCCGCGCCGAGAGCGGTGCCAATTCCGGGGATAAACATTGCGATTGGCGCAACCTTCTTAACAACCTTCTTCAGACTCTTAAACGTCTTCTTGAACCAGCCGAACTCTTCTAAGCCGGTGATTGGGTTTAAACTTGCGATGCCCCCGCCTACAACGTACTGCTCTGGGTCTAGGTCTAGCTCTTTAAACTTGGCACCAACCATGCTCTCGAACTGCTCGTCCTCGAACGCTTCTGGGGGTAGAACCACCTCGCCAACCCGAAGGTGGGCAAGCCTTGTGTCGCCGTTACGGCCTTCTGCCGCAAGCATTGCCGCCTGCTCTGCCATTGGGGCTTGCGCTGCGGCTTGTAAGTTTTCACCCGCAGCCTGCAAAGATTTTTGCTCGTCGGGGTCATCGGTCATCTGTTGCTCTTGCATGAGCATCATTATTGTCTGCTCTAGATCAGCGTTTGGTGATGACTCCATCATCATTTCTCCTTGATCGACTTCTCCGCCCTCAGCCATGCCGCGAAATTCTTTCATCTCGGCATCTGAGACCATGCCTTTATTCATGCCGCCTATGCCGCGAAAATCTTTCATCTCTGCGTTTGAAGCCATGCCGCCTTGCCCAACGATGCCTTGCAGCCGTTGCAATTCTTTGATGGCAGGTTTCTCTGGCAGGGACTCAAGAAACCTTGAGATGGCCCTAGTGTCACTAAAGCCGTTTGGCAGGGCGCTTTCCAGCTCCCAAGGCCAAAAGAACTGACCGCCAATGTTCAGGTAATCCTTACCCTCGACCATATTTCCGTTTTGTGACTGAGGAATCACCGAGACCGAAGAAAAATCTTTCATCTCGGTGTCACTAGGCATTTCCGTGGTCATAAGGTTTGGCATGTCCGCGCCGCCTAGAAGGCTTTTAATACGGTTTTGTAGCATTTCATCCATTAGGGTGTACTCACTGTTACATTCCCAACTGAAGCCGTAATCGATTGGCCTGAAGGGTAGGTTTGATGGCTATAGAGGTCTCTAAAACTATTACCGTCAAACGCTTGGTGTATTTGGTTAGTAGTATTGAAGATTATACTACCCGTTGCAAATTGAAGCTCGCTAATCTCATCAGCGTTAAAATGAGGCGAGATCGTAAAATCCACCGCCCCAAGGTTCAATTCTAGAATGCGAACCAAGCGATTAAAAGTTTCTGAGCTGACAGATTCCCCCAAAGAGAAGGGTAATCTTGTCTCAAGCAGCCTGCTCATGCACGTCTGCCACTCGGTTGCATATCAATTCTTGTCGATCCAAGCCGCCATTTGTAGCCTTTTTGGTCGGCAGCATTATTATCATCATCACTTTCAAACCGAAACGCTACCTGTCGCGCCCGAGTTCTTACATTGCTGAAGGTGCTTGTCGGGGTAACCTGACTGGTTGAGTCCGTCGTCAGGCTCTGCCCGGGATAGTCTCGACTCTTCAGCACGATATTCATTGCGGGATTCACGCTTACGCCGCTCTGAGTGACAAACTTCATATCTGGGATGATATTTTTGACAAAGGTAAACGTATCGCCAGAGGAAATATCCAAGTCCGCACTTTCAATATAGACATCGGTCATTGCGTCTTGGTTGTCATCAAAGCCAGTCTCATGCTCAAAGACACACTGCTGAGAGCTGCTGGTTGCCGTGGCATATGGCAGATCCTCGATACCCGCATCAAGCCATGCATAACGAATCAGCGAACCGATTGACCAATGATTCTCTTCGTAATTGTAGATCACGTAACGACTAATCTCGCCAGTACCGTCCGTAAGGCTCGGGTAAAAAAACCAGATCTCGCTAAACTCAGTGTTCACACCCATATGGCACTTAAACGCTTGGTCTAGATCTAAATCTTCAAAGACGTACTCTTGCACAGTGCAGGGCAGGCGCTTGACCGAGCCGCTGTAAAAGTAAAAGCCCGTTTTACTGGCATAGAACACGCCGTTTGGTGCGTTGACAGCGGACTTCGGTGATAGCAAGCCAGAACCTTCATTAATTAAATTAATGGCAAAGGTCAGCGGCGGCCCAATGAAATTCATGCTGTACAGGCTGGTATCAGTAAATATCAAGATCTCTTGGCGAGACTTGATGCCGCCAACGATGAAAGAGCCAGAGGATAATCGTAGAGATCCTGCCGTGTTGGTTGCTGTTGGCTCAAAATCTAGGTCGTTCTCTTGGTCGGAGAACGCCACCAACATCGGATCAATCACGCCAGTTCTGCTGCTACCTGATATTGGATCTGCGCCCAGAACCACTAAGTGACGGTCGGTTTCTGAGGTAATTACCTGCAAGCCCACGGTAGGCACCAAGTTAGCACCGCTAACCTGAGAAAGCTCTTGCGCCCTGATACTGGTTCCGTTGTTCTCGACCCACCGATAGATTCCCGCGCCGCGAGGATTGATAATCAGGTTTTCACCGTAATTGTCGTGCGTCCAAAGCCGAAGCTGGTTTACCGAACTGATCGATGAAGCAGAGCCAAACCCACCCGCGCCCCAAGTACCAACGCCCCAGCCTGAAGACTTTACGAAGGTATCTAGGCCTACGTTAATTTGATAAGCGCCAACCACGCTAGAGCCGCCGTTGCCGCTATCGGATGCGTTCGCGGTAACTGTTGCGCCAGAGGTGTCCTTGGCAGTGATCTCGTAAGTGTTAGGGCCGGTAACTAGAGATATCTGGTACTCTTGATTAAGAACCGTTGCAGTAACATTGCCGCCAAGAGATGCCGCGCCACTAAAGGTAACAAAGTCATCATTAACCGCACCGTGAGCGGTGTCGGTCACCGTGATTGTGGATGAGCCGTTAGTTGCGGAAAAGGTAACGTCGCCAGCGGACGTTGTTGTTCTGATAGGGGTTATATCGTAGTAGCTGTTGCCCTCTTCGATATAATACTTCCACGTAGAACCAACACCGAGGTAGCGCACACCCCCAAGACTAATCCAAGAGTGCAGCGCCCGGCCTACGCCGAGGTAATAGTTGGTGCCAAGCTTTAGCCAGCCACCCACCTTCTCGACTCGGCCTTTTCTAAACCGAATGAGGTTACCATCCACCCAGCCGCCTTTTGCTGAATAATCAGTACCTTCTTTGTCGATCCCGGGTTGAAAATCTAGTGTTTGTAGCGGCATGAGCCATTACGCCAACCGTATGATCGCGCCAGTAGCCGTTGGGCTAGGGAAGACGATGGTGAAATCGCCAGCGGTGCTGGTCTTGTCTCCACCGAAATCGATTACCGCGCAAGCCTTGTCCGACTGGGTGTCATTGTAGATCATACAGCCCCTCGCCGTAACAGTTGCGGTGCCAAATGTCAAGTCCGCAAAATCACAAACTGCGGTCGTTCCGCTCGTTGTTGGCGTAACCGATGTAACCGTCGCGCCACCAGAGGTGTAGTTTGTGCCACTAGCCTGTCCGGTTGTGGTAAAAGCCGTAGTCGCAGCGCCTAAAGTCGCGCTAGACGTATAAAGCGCAAGCTTAAATGCGTTGCCGGTAGAGGCTGTAAAGTTATGTGTACCTACTAGCAACTCTTGCTTAAAGCTGGTAGGAATCGCACTGGTGATTGCCATGTCAAAGCTCCTTGATTATTTTCGCCATGTCTTCATGCCCTTGAGATGCTAATAAGCCTCTAATTGTTACACGATCAGAAGCTACAGCGTTTTTCATACCCATCCATATTAAGGTATAAACTTGATCTCGGAAAGCCTCCGCCTGTAAACGAATGTGAGGCGCTGCCTCCTCCGAAATACCTAATATCTTTTTCGTTGTTTCTTTTGCCCAAAAATCCACGTCATGGCCGCGATTGTCGGTGGTAGAAACCATTACCTGCCCTAACTGAAAATCTCCCTGCGACATATGACTACCCCTTGTACGGCTCTGGTGATGACGGCAACTCCACCGTCTCTAGATTGTGCTTCTTGACCATCTGAGCCAACTCAGACCGATCACAGACAACCCACTCACCCTCTGGGTTTGGCATTGCCACCTTTGGATTAGCCAGCCGGTGGTAGCCATAAAGCCTCTCTTGGAGGGGCACGTTCTGGTCTAGCAACGACGACCTCGGGCTAACGCCAACCTTTATGCCAATGGCAATCATCTTACATATCCAGAACTCTAAACATGCCCGGCCAGCTTCAGCAAAGTGCAAGTTATTCTTATAGCTAAAATCCATCCCAAACAGGTCAACAGACCCAACCTTATTATACGCCGCGAAAGCCAGCGAGTAAGCAACTGTCGTATTCATGTAAGCGCAACGCTGATCCTTAATAACTTCCTCTAAAGGATACTCAACCAACGCCGGCACACGGTCATCTAGCTCGCACGTATAGATCGGCTTTTCAAACTTCGGTAGCATTTTTCGCATGACCTCGGTTTGGTTTCCCGCATCTTCGGTGTCAAGAAAACGGCTTACCGGGTCAAGCATAAAGACCCTGTCGCACTCAAAGACAGATAAGGCAGAGTTAATGACCCAGACCTCGTCCCACTCGACGCTATTTTCTTTTCCTATAACGTAATCGATCTGGCTTGCGCCTAAGCCTATAATCGCTACCTTTTTACCTTCTAACTCTTTTATTGGTTCCAATTAGGTCACCCCTGTCCGTAATAAGTCATACCTGTACTCGTCGCGGGTTCCACGGCCTTCGCTAAGATTCTTCATCCTAGATATGCCTTCCTTGAAACGAGCCTCGAAGTTGGCTATTACGTCAGGAGCTTCCTTGAGAAACACAGCAGCCTCAACCAAGGTGCCGTACAGCAATGGATCAGGGTGATCCGTAGACAGAAGCGTCGTACCTGAGTCGCTTCCAGCCGTCAAAGACGCTGGCTTGTACAGGTAGTGCAGCTCTGCCGTGTAACCAGAATCTGGCACAGGCGACAGCTCAAAAGCTGCCTCATCAAACAGGGAGTAATACTTTGGTCGGCCAGTTGTCGTCGTGACCGGGCTGTATTCCTTGATGAATGATGGGTGCTTGAAGTCCAGATAATGGTACTTGTTGTTGCTATCAATGACCGCTAATGAGAACGGTGCGTAGTAATCGCTTGGGGTTGCCAAGAACCGATTGCTCGCAGTCAACGTACCCTGCACGTTTTTTCTTTGCTCTGGGAGCTGAACCATCTTGAAGATTCGGCTCTCAGACTCCTGAATAAACGTGTTCAGGTTGTTGTTGAACGTGGTTTCATTAACCTGCAAGTAATCCTGCACGGTCGATTTAAGCGTTGCTAAAGTGAAGCTCATGACGTAGTTACCTCCACAGTACCAACACTACAGGTTATTCCAAAAGTTTGCAAAGTTGTGCCCAAAATTCCATCTCCCACATTGGTGTAGACGGTGAAAAAATTGTTATCGTTCCCATCAGCAGCTTGGTCTGGCCTTGTGATCTGCAATGCCTGCGGGTCAAAGGGCGCAGGCTTGGGCATAAGCTGCGGGTGTTTTGGTGACCATTGGTCTGGCCCAACTAAAAGGCCATCCCAAGTCATCTTCATATCTTTTAGGCGATAACGAAATCCTGATATGTCGCAGATTCCGTATGCCCTCTTGTTCGACGCATAAGCCATTACGCTATCGTGTAGCCACGTAAATCAGGGGCTACCCTAAATGACGCTCTGTCTTCGTCTTGCGACAGTGCTCGCTGAAACTCTTCTTCGTACAACGCTTTGAGCATTTGCACCTTGTCCGGCGCTCGCTTCATGGCCAAGTAGTAAGCCAAACCTGCGGCTAGGCATGGATAAAACCGAAAAGGTATTTGCAATGTATTGGCCCCAGCATCGGCATCATCCATACGACTCAAGACGTTAAGGTAAATGTCGTACTTAGAATTCTGATCAGGTGCAGGCCAAACCGTGATGGTCGGGCTAATCTGCTTGTCCACAAAATACTGGTTGGGCTTGCCTGTGCTGGATTTGACCGACATATTGGCGTATTCAGACCGAGACATGCGGGTCATCGGCACGTCTGTAGATACGCCTCCGATCGTCTCCCGAATGAACACGTCAAGTACATCGATAGTCGCGGTTGGAGTGACTGCATCAATGGTGTAGGAGGTAGTGTCTTTGACCATGGCCAAAGTCTTTTGATTGATCGTCCACTGGTTTAAACCTCTATTCGCCCACTCTGCGAGCATGAGGTTTAGGGATCTGTTTGCCGTTTTTAGGTCATAACCTGTGCGTAACTCTAAGCCGCAACGCTCAAACGCCTCTTCGACATAGTCTGCTACGTCTAATTCAAAATCTTTACTTCCGCTTACCGCCATCTTCGTCACCCGCGTATAGGTTGTTAAAAACCTGATTTACGTCAAGAGTATAGTCTAAATCACTTTTCGAGTAGTGAATATGCTGGCTTGGTTTAAAATCTGGGGCACCATCCCCTGTCTCAAACCAAGCAGGGTGTGTTACCCGTACTCTGTTGTTAGGTAAAGCAACAATGTTGCCCGTCCACTCTCCAGCATCAAGCAGCTCTAAAATGTGGCTTTGCTTGTGTTGAGCTGGGTCATCCGCTATCTCGTTCTCTGCATAATCCACTGTGAAATAATACTTCGCTGGATAAAACTCACCATCAATCTTGGCAAGCCAAGGGCAAGGTGTGCAACGGTCAAGGACGTAAGTAGCGTGATTATAAGAACTGCAATCCCAAGGTTGAGCAGCCCAGACAGGCATTGCCTCA